ATCTACCAAGTGCAATATCTACTTTTGATGGCACTTTTAATGTATCAATTGCATTCTCCATCAATTCTTTAACTGCAGCAATATCAGATTCTTCATTAATAGAAAAACAAAGTTCATCATGAATTTGTAGTAATGGTTTAAATCCTGCTTTATAACAATTTATCATTGCCTGTTTTGTTTGATCCGCAGCAGATCCTTGGATCAATCTATTTAAAGCTTTATATGTGAAAGCCCTCCTGATGTTGTTTCCATAAACCGCCTTAGCCTCCTCATATTGCATGGCCTTGTTCATTCCGAAGGTAGCAGGCTCCCACATATCAAATCGGCATTTACGACCTCCTACTGTTCGAATAAAACCAAATTTTGAGGCACTGTTAGTTACTTCAGTGGCTAATCTTTTAACAAATGGAACTCTTTCACCATATTGTCTTAACAAAGCTTCAGCTCTATCTTTATTGATACCTAATTCTTTACCTAGTTTAGCTTTGCCCATACCATAAAATAAACCAAGATTAATTGTCTTAGCCTGAGTTCTAGTAATTCCTGCCATTTCAGCTACGATTTGATGAAAGTCTGCAGCTTCATTTTTATAAGCTTCTATAAACTCCGCTGCACCTTCAAAATGGTCATTGACAGATGCAGCGTAGTGAGCAACAAGCCTAGGCTCCTGTTGTGAGTAGTCGAAACTACCCCATTGTTTACCTTCTTCAGGTAAGAACAAGCTTCTAATTTTATCTCCGTACTCTTTATTTCTTGCAGGAATCTGTTGCAGGTTAGGGTTGGAGTATGATAAACGTCCTGATACAGTTCCGCCTTGGTCAGATCTTAATTGATTTATTTCAGAATGAATTCTACCTTTGTGAACATAACGTTGAATGGAGTCTATGAATGTTGAATGAAATTTATTTATTTCTCTTGCTTGTCTTATTAGTTGCGCTATCGGGTTATCACAATTTACTAGCCAGTTTTGTGTAAAGCTTGGTTCTCCGGTTTTCGGTGTCCGTGGGTAGTCCACACCTATTCGATCAAACACTTGCGCTACTGATCTTCCAGCCCAAATGTCTACATCTAATGTAGTTTGTTTTTTAATATCATGTAAAATTGTTTTTTCCTTACTAACAAATTCTTTTTTTAAACCTCTAGCCTTCTCTTCATCGACTCTTATACCCCTTCGCCTCGTATCTATCAAAATAGGCAATAATTCCATCTCCATTTCCCAAACATCATGCAGGGACTGCTTAGATAGCTCTGTTTTTAACACTTGCCATAAACGTAAGGTTAGACCTGCATCTTGCTCAGCATAGAAGCCTACGTAGCCCGCAGGCAGCCTCCACATGTCAGCTTTTGGATCAATTCCCCATTCTTTGGCTTTTTCATTCAAAAACGTCTCATTTTTAATTTCGCCTAAATAATCTTTAGCACATGCATTTAAACTAAAACTAAATCTGTTTTCATTGATGAGTGCAGCAGCAATCATGGTATCAACTATCTTACCTCTGATCTCAAAACCATTAACAAGCAGCCAACCAACATCGTAACTTGCGTTATGAAATATTTTAGTAGCATCAGTTTTTAAAATATCTTGCATCCAGGCCGTGGTGATGGCTAAGTCCATATTACCACCAGCATCATGTTGAATTGGGAAGTACCATTGTTGACCAAGTGCAGCCACAGCAAAACCAACTATTGCACCATCGAAGGTTGCCCATCCTGGTCCTTTTGTTTTTATATTTGGATCTTTAGTCTCCAGGTCAATTGCGATTTCAGTTGCTTGAGATAAGTCTGGATACTCTGCTGGAGCTACCCAATCACTATCATTATAAATAAAATTAAGCTGATGTGTCATTACTTAAATAAAAATTTCCAGCAAAAGTTATACGATAATCATCGCTTGAATAAAATGGATATACGCAATGATTTAAATTTGAAAAAAACATCATACCTTTACCAACCCAACCAGCATCAACATTAAAATTAATAAGTTCTATATGGTTATTATAACCTGGGTATGGAGGTTCAATGAATTGTAAAACACCTGACATATTTCTTGTAGCATCAACTCCTGGACTAGCTCTGTGTTCATCAGCCATCCAGTATGGAACTTTGGCAAAAATTATAAAACTTATAATACCAGAGTGGTTGTGAACTGGATTGAATTCATGTTTCTTTTGATAGTTTACCCATAGTTCTCTTAATTTTACTGGTAATGGATTAGGTTTTATTATATTTAATTTTTTGAATTCTTGATATAGAGGACCGCTTGTTGATAATTTATGAAGTAGAAAGTCTTCCAGTAAGTAAGTGTATTTTTCCAGATCAATTTCTTTTTTAATATTTCCTGCAAGTTGTTTATTTAGTGCTTTCTTTTCATTTTCAGCAATTGATAAAAGTTCAGAAATCTTTTTCATTGGAACGTCAAATTCGTAGATCATTAGTTTTTAAGTTTTGGAGTTTGTCCATGGTTATATAAATTTTGTATTGCATCACTCATAGGAATTTTACATTCAAATATATAACAATCCGCACAATAATAAAGTTTTTTATGAATTATTACTGATGGTAATGTGTTACACATCTCACATTTAATTACTCTACTTTTTTGTTTTTTTGGCATCTTTTAAATGGTCTATTTCTAAATCACAGTAATGTTTTATTTTTTGTAAGTCTTCAATTGTTTTACCCTTTGTTAAATACCTGCAAGCATACTTTATCACGTTTGCTTGAAATGGATTTAAACCATTTTTTCTTATAAATGTCCAAGGTTGAATTAAAAATTGTTTATAATGATTCCCGCCTACCTGCGTACCATCAGGAAATGCTTCATCAAACATATCTTTATCTGACATAGTTAGCCTCATATTGTTTGTAATATTTTCCTAATGGAAAATTATATTGATGATAGGTACCTAGCAGATGGAGTGTGCTTTTAGATCTAGTGGCACCTGTATACCAAACCCTAAGTTCTTTTACTTTATCTGCTAAATTCTTTTTATCAAAGTGTGATGGAAAATTACATTTGCTAGCCAGGACAACATTATCTGCTTCACCACCTTTTACCTGGTGTATGGTGTCTATAATTATTTTAGGAGGTTGTGATAAATCTACACCTTCTTTCATAAGTTTTTGAAAATACTTTTTATCTTTATCTTTAAATTTTCTTTTAAACACCTCAGTCCAAGGACCCTTTTCGTCTCGCATACCACACCTTAAATGTAATTCATCAAAAGTAAATACTTGATTTGGATGTGCAAAACTCCATTTTTTACTGTCCGTTGACCGGTAGCCGTGGTCAATGTTTAACAAAAACTCATACATTGTTGTAGCTTCTTCTCTAGTAATACTGCCACCCTCACAAATCTTCTCCCAATAATTAATCGCTGAAAATTGATTAGGATCAAAAGACTTATTATTTTTTTGATCTTGGTAATATAAACCTAAGTTCTTTGCCTCCTGCTGCAGCTCTTTCTTTACATCATTAATTCTAGCCAACACCATCCAACTGCCTTCCATATCCCAAGGTACTTTTTTCAAACCACCCCATCTATAAATTGCTCCTTCTTTACCATTTGAATGAAACTCTTTTGGAACTCTGTTATCTCCCATACTATTTAGTAAACAATTAGAAAAGAAATGTATATTTTTGTTTAATCGTACTGATTTTTTTAACACTAAAGTCTTACCTGGAAAGTTTTGAAATAGGTCCACATCAGCACCATTCCATTCGTAGATCGCTTGATCATCGTCACCTGCAATATAAACTCTCTCTACTGCACTTGCTATTTTAACAACCATATCCCACTGCAAGGGTGTTAGATCCTGAGCTTCATCTACCATCAAAACCTTAAAAGGAATAATTAATCCATCGTTAATAAATTTTTCTACCATGTCAGTAAAGTCTAACCTGTCCGGTGTCCGTTGGCCGTTCTCCATCTCCATTGTTTTAAATTCTTGATACCCTGCAATTATAGATTTGAATTGTTGCAGCCTAACAGATTTTCTAGTTTGTTGTTTATATAACCACACAGGATCAACTTTCATGTTTCTTGCCCTGTCATATATTTGAAGTGACCAATTGTTATAAACTTTTGCATCATCGTAATTATCTTTGTAGCCAACTTTTACA